CCACACCCACGCGCCAGAGCTTGATGCCGCGCGCCTTTTTCTTGCCGCGCCAGTCAATGTCCTGCACGCTGCTAGGCCCGAGGACGGGCACGTTTTCAGCGCCGTCACCCTTGATGGCCCGCAGGTTGGGCAGCTTGTGCTGGGCCTTGGCCACCCAGTTGTAGACCGCCTGGGTTTGGTCGGATGAGTCGATGCTGATGGCGCTGATGCCCAGGCTGCCGCCGTGCCAGGCCTGCACGTAGCGGCGCTGCAGCTGCTGCTCCAGGGCATCCCATTCTTCGTCCACGGCGGGGTTGCCCTCGATCACGACCACATCCACCACCCAGCTCTCCATACCCCGGCCCCAGGCGTACACGGTCACTTCCCAGCGGTTGCGCTGCACGTCAACGCCAGCGGTGAGGCACAGGCCGCCCACCGGCACGGTGCACAGTTTGTAATCCTCAGCACGGGCCTGCAGGGCGTGTTCGTCGGTGCGTTCGCCTGCCAACTCCCAGGTCTCCCCCAGGGTTTCATTGACAAAGAGCTGCATGGGGCCCGTTTCGCCCTTCTCCAGGGCGATCAGGGCCTTCTCGAACTCATCGACGATATCGGCCCAGCTGCGCTGCGGGCTGTAGGCCGTCCACACGTGCACGGCCAGGGTGCGGGGCGGCTTGCAGGGCATGCCCTTGTTGTCGCGCCAAACGCGATCCAGGCCGTAGCGCTTGCCAGTGCGTTCGCACACCCAGGCGCCTTGCAACGGCACACCCGCTGGCATGTAGTCGGCCTGGGTGATCGACTTGCGGCAGTGCGGGCAGACGTGGTGCACCGTCTCAGGCTGGCCCCGCGTCCACTTGAAGCCGTGGGCCACGTTCTTGCCACCCCAGGCCAAAGGATGATCAACGCCGCAGTGGGGGCAGTCGATGTGGTATCGCACCAGCCCCTCTGCCTCATTGGCTGCGTCCTCGATGTGGCACAGCCCTTTCAGCAGCGGGGTGGATCCGCACACCAGTTTGGGGTAAGGGGCGCCCTCCAGGCGGCCGCGTGCCAGACCACGGGGCGGGCCTGCCTTTTCAATGCTGCGATCAAACTTGCTGATCTCGTCCAGGATGGAAACCGCCAGCGTGATGCGGCGGTATGCCCGCGCCGCCTTGCCGCCCAGCAGGTGCAGCACGCTGTCGCGGAAGGGCTTGAACTTGATGGTTTCTTCGTTGGCCTTGCCGCGCTTGCGGGCCTTGTTGATGGCCTGCACGCCCGTCTGCGGGTCAAGCAGCGGGTCAATCTCGCTTTTGACGTAGCTGTCGCGGTCGTCGTCGGTGGGCTGCCACAGTGCCTGCTTGCGGCGGCGGTGGGCGATGTTGTAGCAAACGTAGGCGGTGACCATCTTGGTGTAGCCCACGCGCTTGGCCTTCATCACGTCCAGCTCTTCGATCTGGTCGTCGCTCATGAAATCCATGATGCCGACCTGAAAGCCCCAGGCCACCCAGGCGCCCTTTTGGTGGCTGCTCTCCCCGGCCAGCTTGAAATTGGCTTGCGCCCAGTCGCCCAGGCGCTGCGGTGGCTCTGCGCGCAGGCTTTCAAGCCCCAGGCGCACGGCTGCCTTGATGGCCTCGGCGGTCTCTGGCCTGGCAGAGGGCGGCATCATGGTCATTCGGGGGCGTCCTCCAGCGCATCAGGGCCATCGCCCTCAACCTCATCGGCGGCCAGCATTTCGTCCAGCGAATCAGCCACCAGCTGGGCGGTCTCGCGCACCCATTCATTGCGGGCAGCGGCGATCACCTGCAGCACGGTGGTCTTGGCTTCGTCTGGCAGGTCGGGGCAGGCTTTTTTCAAAGCACCCTCCAGCTGGTCGAACCGGTCCACTACCGCACCGCCAGCCCGGCCCAGCACATCAGCCAGCAGGCCCACGGGGGCGTATTCCTTGCGCGCAACCGCGTTTTTGATGGCCTGGCCCTCACGCTGCTCACGCGCCAGGGCAGCACGCTCTTGCACCAGGTCGAGCCCGCCCACCTCCGAGCCCACCCGGCCCGCCGCCTGGTCGCGCAGGCGCTGGCAGTAGGCCTGCAAGGCATCGCCCAGGCTCAAGCCCTCCACCTGCAGCCGCCCATCGGCCACCATCGCAGAGACAGCGGGCTGCGTGATTCCGACCATTGCAGCAAGCATCGTTTGCGAAAAAGCGCCTGACAAATCAACCACTTGCATCACATAACCCCCTTAGGAGCCTTGCGCAACAGTCCGCGAATGCGGCTCGAATTACCCGCACTGCACAGAGCCAGGGAGGACCCGCGACCGGGGCGCGCCGCGCTCATCGGGCCAGACTCCCACGAGCGCTGGCCCAGCCGAACGGCACGACCGTGGCGCCGTCCTCGCGCAGGCGATCCATCACGCGCTCACCGAGCACCGCACGCACCTCATCAATGGTTTTGTTTGAAAGGAACAGCGTGGGCTTGCGGCGCTCGTAACGCTCATTGAGCACATCGAACATCACCTGCCGCTCATAGTCGCTGCCGAACTGCACGCCCACCTCATCAAGAATGAGCAGGTCGGGATAGGTCAGCACGGCCACGGCCTGGGCCTCAGTCGTTGCACTGCCTCGGGCCCAGGTGTCTTTGATAGACCGGATGGCCCGCTGCACAGACATGAACAGCACCGAGGCCCCATGCTTGCGCATGACATGCACACCGATGGACACAGCCAGATGCGTCTTGCCCGTGCCCACGTTGCCCAGGAAGAAGGCACCACGCCCCACCGCCCGCACCTGCGCCCAGTCCTTGGCATAGGCCATGGCCGCATCAAGCGCCTGCTGCTGCAGCTCGTGCTCTACAACGTAGGAGCCAAAGCTGCAGGCCAAGAAGCGCTCAGGGATACCAGCGCGACCCAGCTGCTGCTGCCACTCAGCATCGCGCCGATCCTTATCCTTGCGCGCATCCTGTGCAGCCTCCTGCTCACGGGCCGCACTGGAACACATTGGGCAGCTGGTCCACACGTTGCCCAAGTGGCAGAGCGCCACAAAGCCACCATGCACAGCACACACATCCTCACGCTCCAGCGGTGGCCGATGAATCGCAGGCGCACCACGCGAGAACGCCTGCGCCAGCACCGGAACACCATCACCGCTGAACGCCCGTTGAACACCCGTTGAACGATGGAACTGCATCACAACACCACCACTTTCGTACCGTAGTCGTTATTGGCGAACGACTCCCCCGCCTGCGCAGAAGCCACCACAGCCGCTGCAGCGCTCATCGATGCCAGCACGCGATCCACATAGCCCGGCAGGTAGGCAATGCCCTCCTTAGCCTCGCTGCGGGCCTTGGCCACGGCATCGCGCATCTGGCCCACCGACACCCCGCCAGCAATCCAGCCCTTCGCCAGGGGTACGAACTTCTGCCGCTGCTGCAGGTTGGCCGGGTCCACCTCCACCCCAAACGATTCCTCGAAAACCTGCATCCACTCGCCATGGGTTGCAGGCACCACCGCATCGTCGGCATGACGCTTGTTCGAAGAACAAAGATGGTTCTGGTTCTGGTTCTGGTTGGTTGTACGGTCGTCCAACGCCTGTTCAACGCCCGTTGCACCGGGTTGCGACTGAGCAGCGCCAGAAGCCTGCGCACCCGCTGCAGAACCCTCTGCAGAACCCTTGCGCTTACCCGACTTGCGAGCTGCAGCACTGGCCTTGCCAGCGCGTGACGCCTGCTCCTGCTGCGCGTGGTATTTCTGAATCTCCCGGTCGCAGCGGCGATTGCGGAAGCCCTCGGGCGTGTTCTTGAAGAACTCATCCAGCACCTGATCCAGCGCCGTGCGCAGTTCAGGCGTGTTTGCCAACACACGGCGCGCCAACTTATCCGTGTCGCTGTTCAACGGCTTTTCTGTGTCGTAGTACAGGTCAAGCAGTTCTCTGTACAACGCCCGTTCAACGAACGTTAAATGGCGAGTCGCATTGTTGAAGTCGCCAACGTGGTGCGGGTAGTGGTTCACATCAAACCTTTCCATGGGCTGGCCAGCGGCACCCGGGCCTTGCCTGCTCGAATCTGTTTGCAATAGGACAGGCTCACGCCCGAAGCGGCCGCAGCCTGGGCGCTG